TCATCGACATCCTGTTGGTGTAGGCGTTCATCCCCTTGGCGAGTTCGTCGTACCACCTTGCGATCCTCGGCAGGATGATCTCATTGCAGGACTTGTCGATGAAGGCGACAGTCTCCTCGGTCGGCTTCTTCCCGATGACCGCAGCCACGAGCGGGTCGAGGTCGAGGTACACGGAGTCGGTGTCGGAGGCGATGACATAGTCCTTCCCCTCCGTGCCGCATGTCCTGTTGAGGAATGCGTTGATCTTCCGTTCGATCCACTTGATCGACAACTTACCCGACCATGTGATCGCCTCTGCGATGCGGAGGTCGTAGTAGCGGAAGTACTGGTTCCCCATGGCACCGAAGGCGGAGTTCAACTGCACCTTGCGGACGAGTTGGAAATTGTGGTACTTCGACACCTCCTTCTTCTTCGCACGGATCTCTTCGAGTGAGGCGTTGTCTGAGTTCTTCTTCAGCCAGCCCTTCGCCTCCACCGAAAGCGTCTTGTACTCCTTGCGCTGCTTGTACATCGTGTCCATGAGTTCAGGAAGGAACCCCTGAATGTCCCTGCGATACACGGTGCCGTTCCCCGCCACGGACAGGTCACGCTCCCGTGCGGAGGCGAGTGCGGGGGCGAACCTCTCGGGATCCGCAAGCAGGGTGTCCGCAGTCAGGTCGGGTATCCTCTCCTCGACGATGGTCTCGGGCGAGAGGTTGTACTGCATGATGAGGTGGGGATAGAGGGAGTCGAGGTCGAACGACACCACCCAGTCGTATGGATTCGGCTTCGGCTCCTTGACATACGCCCCTGCGAACTGCTCGTTCTTCTCGACCGAGGGCTTCGGTGGGATGGCGATCTTCCTCTCCCGCAGGTGGTGGTAGATGATGCTGTCCCACATCCGCACCTGCGAGAACACATCGTCGAGGTTCGTCCGTGCGCTGTAGGCGAGCGCCTGTGCGAGTTCGATCAGCCGCAACTTGTCCTCAAGTTGGAGGATGAGTCGGCTGTCCTTGATGTTGTACTCCATGAACCGCTGGAAATCCTTGCGGTACAGGTCGGCGAGCGTCCCGACATCGTCGTAGTTGATCTTGCCCTCGCCGAGTTCGATCATGGCGATGTGCTGCAACTTGTACGACTCACGCTTGACGAAGGTGAACTTGTTGTAGAGGTCGTAGTAGTCGAGGATGGATATCCCGTAGAAGTCGTAGGTCAGGTTCTCCCTGTCCATGAACACCTTCTTGCGGCTCCTGATCTCGCCCCACGGCGACAGCCTCTTGACCACCTTCGCACCGAGCAGGAGTTCGATCCTTCGGTACAGGTACGGCATGTCGTACAGTTGGACATTCCATCCCGTGATAATGTCGGGGTCGAGTTCCTCCCACAGGTCGAGGAACCTTCGGAGGAGACTCGTCTCATCCGAGAAGGAATGGCAGTTCACCCCATCAACCGAGAACTCGCCTAGCCCGAGTGCATGTACGACCTCTCCCTGCATGATGGTTATCGCATTGACACGCTCACGGGGATCCTCCACCGTGGGAAAGCCGCTCTCGCTCTCGACCTCTATGTCGATGGAGAGGATGCGGATCAGGGAAGGATTGTAGTCGATCTCCCCGCCGCTGCCATATGTGTCGCCGATGAACTGATACTCAGGGTCGATGTCCCCGTACACCCCGAAGCCGTTGACCCCATCGTACTGACTGACGAACTGCCTCGCCTCGTACATGGTGTCGAAGTCGATGGGATCGACCATCCTGCCGTCGATGGTTCGCCACGAGGTCGCCTTGGGCTTGCTCGTAGTGACGAACAGAGTCGGTCGGTAGGTGAGCGACTCGTGCAGACGCTTGCCGTCCTTGCCGTAGCCACGGTGGAGGATGCGATTGCCTCGAATGGCTACATTCGTATAGAACTTGCTCATAGTAAAAAGTCTTTCAGATTTGCAGGTCGAATGATAGTCGGATCATCATATTCATATAGGTTCACCACTCGCTTGCTCGTCTGCTTCCATGTGTTGGTATGCGATATCCCCATTCGATCCCCCACAGGGTTCCAACCCATTGCCGCCCAGAAGATATTCGATTCAAGATCGGCAGCACAGCCACACCCAAAGTCATTGCATCCTTTGCCCGCACCATACGCAATCACATGAGCCAATAGGTTCCTGCCTCGCTCGAACTTTCTTGCATCGGATTGAATGCATATCTGCGCTATCTTTCCTCGGCGTGACTCTCCTCTTGGATTACCGAAAGATGCAAGCACAAACCCAACAAGATCATCGTTGTTTGAGCATACCCACATTCTATCATTGCACACATTAGACCACCGCTTTCCTGTTTTGATACCCGTAATGGCAGCAGCATATGCTGGCTTCGGAATGAAACCAAGAGAGTGTGCTTCCTTTTTGGTGAGATCTAGGATGTATGGGATGTCTTCGAGAGTTGATGGGCGAACTATATCACCGTTGGTAGACCCAAGAACATACAACCCATCATTTGATTTGATGGTGGTGTTGGGAACCTTTATCAGGAGATGCTCATCGCTCATTCCATCACATCCGTGAGGCTCATCGGTGCCTCGTCGGAGATTCGTTCGGTTGCGATCTTGATGTACTCGGGGTTCAGTTCGGTTCCGATGAAATTCCTGCCGTGCTTGAGGGACACGACGCAGGTCGTTCCCGATCCCGTGAACGGATCAAGAACGGTCCCACCTTCAGGGCATCCTGCTAGGACACAGGGTTCGATCAAGTCCTTTGGGAAGGTGGCGAAGTGCGCTCCACGGAACGGCTTCGTGGTCACAGTCCACACGGAACGCTTGTTGCGAGTGGTTGTCTTTTCCCAAGCCTTGCCGAGTTCGTTGGTATGCGCCTTTTCATTACTGTTCAGTTTGGGACCACCAAAGCCACTCTTGCCCGAAGCCATAACGGCGGGTTCCTTGATGACATCGTGGTCGTAGTAGTACTTCTGCGACTTGGAGAGCAGGAAGATGTACTCATGCGCCTTGGTGCAGCGGTCGGTGACGGACTCGGGCATCGGGTTTGGCTTCGACCAAATGATGTCCTGCCTCAAGTACCAACCGTCAGCCTGTAGCGCAAAGGCTACACGCCACGGGATGCCCAAGAGATTCTTGTTCTTGAAGCCTTCGACCTTCCATGTGCCGAATACGGCTCCCGTCACGGAACCCTTGTTTCCCTGTTGGATGCTTCCATCCTGTCCCCCGCCCCTGCCTCCTGCGGAGTATGAGTCACCCAAGTTCAGCCACACGGTGCCATCGTCACGCAGGACACGGCGAACCTCACGGAACACCTCGACCATCTTGGCGACATACTGATCGGGAGTCTCCTCAAGACCGATCTGATCACCGTTCCCGTAGTCACGCAGACCAAAGTAGGGAGGAGAGGTGATGCAAGTCTGAACGGAGGCTTCAGGAAGGGTCTTCATCCCCTTGATGCAGTCGCCTTCAATGATCCTGTAGCGGGGGTCTTCAGTCATTCCATCACATCCATGAGGCTCATCGGTGCCTCGTCGGAGATTCGTTCGGTTGCGATCTTGATGTACTCGGGGTTCAGTTCGGTTCCAACGAATCGTCGGTTGTTGTTCAGAGCAACGACACAGGTGGTTCCGCTGCCCGTGAATGGATCAAAGACCGTCCCGCCTTCAGGGCATCCCGCAAGGACACACGGTTCGATGAGATCGGGCGGGAAGGTGGCAAAGTGTGCGCCACGGAACGGCTTCGTGGTCACAGTCCACACAGAACGCTTGTTCTTCTTGTTGTCAGCACCCCACACTCGCTCACCTTCGGAGAAACGATCCCCGTGGGGGTAATCGGCTTGGTAGCCCTCACCCGCCTTGTCCCGCTTGGCAGGAGCAGTCGTGGCCGCTTCCTTGATCACATCGTTGTCGTAGTAGTACCTCTGCGACTTGGCAAGCAGGAAGATGTATTCGTGTGCCTTGGTGCAGCGGTCGGTCACGCTTTCAGGCATGGGATTGGGCTTATGCCATATGATGTCCTGACGCAAGTACCACCCGTCTGCTTGGAGGGCGAAGGCAACACGCCACGGGATGCCTATGAGGTCTTTTGATTTAAGACCAAATGGTACTTTGTTGATGGTTTGCATTGCACCCGCCAAATAAGTTGCTTTTTGCCCCACACCCATTTTATCAATACTGTTCATACGAGATTCAACACCACCACCATTCCTAGCATAACTATCCCCCAAGTTGAGCCACACCGTGCCATCGTCACGGAGGACACGCTTGACCTCACGGAACACATTGATAATGTTCTCAACATACGCTTCGGGGGTCTTCTCCGCCCCGATCTGATCGTCGTGACCGTAATCACGCAAGCCCCAATAAGGAGGCGAAGTGACGCAGGTGTGGACGCAGCCGTCAGGAAGCGTAGCCATTCCCTTGATGCAGTCGCCTTCGATGATAATGTAGCGGTGGTCTTTGGTCATTGCATGAGTCCAAACAGACCCATGCACCTCTCCGCACGATCCTTGGTGATGAGGACGGCGTTTGGATTGCTGTCCACGCCGACCACATTCCTGCCGAGGCGCAAAGCCGCCTCCACGGTCGTGCCCGAGCCGCACATGGGGTCTAGCACTAGATCGCCCTCATCCGTGTAGGCTTTTACCAACCTCTCCAACAGTCCCAAAGGTTTCTGTGTGGGGTAGCCGTTCCGCTCCTTCGCCGTGGTGGAGAGGATGCCGATCTGCCACCAATCGTTCATAATGCGACCATCGGGATGGAACCCCTCTCTGCCGCTGTAGTCCCTCGGGTACGGCTCACGGATCAGGTTGAAGCGGCAGAGGTCGGCATCCTTGGCATAGACGAACAGGTTGTCGTGCTTCCGTGAGAAATGACGCTTCGATGCCCCGCCCGAGGCGTAGCACCAAATGATCTCGTTGCGGAAGTTCCTCGGGAGGAAGATGTTCTCAAGGGACACTCTCACACGGTGGGAGGCATGCCAATCGACATGGACGCACAGGTTGCCGTGGGGCTTGAGGATGCGCCGTGCCTGTACGAAGGTCGAGATCAGCATCCCCATGTAGTGTTCGATGCTGTTCCACTTGTCGCTGAACTCCCCGAAGTCCCTGTCGCAGTAGTACGGCGGGTCGAGGTAGATGAAGTCGTACTTGTCGGAAGGCTCACCGACCATGAAGTCGATGGCATCGGAGTTGAAGACCTCGTAGTTCACTCGAACAGTTCCCCCAAGTTCGATGACGACTCGTTCCTGCGACATTCACGCCCCCTCTGCACGGCTGACGAGCAGACCGTTGCGGAACGAACCGAGTCGAACATCCGTAGTGACGGTGGCGGGAAGATGATTGTGCAAAGGTACAGCGTTGCGATCATGCTCGACGGGATCATGGCTCTCCTTCTTCTCCTGAAGAAACGATTGGAACAGGACGGCGTAGTTGATGATGTCGAGGATGGTGTCCTCGACCGACTCGTCCTTCACCTGAAGCGTACCCGCTTCGATGAACGAGGACAGTCGGCTCATCTTGTCGGTCATCCTCACGAGGAAGCCCTGCTCGGTGGAGCAGATGCCCATGCCCTCGCAGCGGGTGAAGTTGGCGAACGGGGACTCGCCCCCACGACCCGCATAGTCGTGGTTCTTCCTCCTCATCAGGTTGAGTGCGGTCGTGCAGAGCCTCTCGTGGTTCTTCAGTAGTTGTTCACGGTTCATGTTCAAGCCTTTCCTGTGGAGCCGAAGCCGCCCGTGCGGTCGCCCTTCGTGGGGATTTCCCCCATAGGCACGAATTCGGCGTGGATGTTCTCGACGATCTCCCCTTGGCAAATCCTGTCCGCATGGTTGATCCTGATCGCCGATCTCGCCGTGTTGGTCACGGGAACCATGAGTTGCTGTGTGTAGTCGGAGTCGATGACCCCCTCGCAGTTGGACAGCATGAGACCGCCCTTGATGGCGAGTCCCGAGCGCATGTGCAGCCGCACGGAGAATCCTTCGGGGATGTTGAGGATCAGTTGGGTCGGGAGCAGGGCACGGTCGCCCGACTCAAGGCGAAGCACCGCATCAGTCGATCCCGTCATGGGATCGAGGAAAGCCATCGCACGGGAAGGGATATTCGCCGCCGTCCATACATCGACTGTCCTGTGTCCCGATGGGAGACAGACACGGATGTCGAAGCATGCGCTGCCCGAGGTGGCGTAGGTGGGAACGAAGGCTTCGAGATGGAGGGCTTTGTAGCCGAGGGTCGCATGTCTCATTCTGTAGTGTTCTTCGACATCACTCGGGTGTTTTCTTGCGGACACCTATGCGATACTTCGGAATCAGTTCCCACTCGCCCTTCTCACCGAAGGAGAGGATCTTGAAGTGGCTGATCGAGCATGAGGGATCCTTCGTCCTCTCGGGATCGACCACCTTGACGAGACCCCATTGCTCAAGCAGGTTGGTGATGGTGTTCCTCCTGCCCTTGTCCGAGTCGGAGAAATCCGTCTCAAGACCGTCTAGTAGGAAAAGTTCCTTGAAGTGGACGATGTAGTACTTCCCCCGCTTGTGCAGGATGTGGCAGGACTGCCACAACTTCTTCTCGGTCTTGGAGGAGATCCCGATTCTCGTCAGGGTCTCCTTTACCTTCAAGAAGTTCTCAGGGGAGGGAAGGTTCACCTCCACGAGGCTGTCTACGATGTCTTCCACGGTGCATAACTCTCTGATAATGAAACAGGAGTTATTTAGCGTCCTTGGAACCACCCTTGGCGGTCACCATCGACCGCTTCATCTCCTCATCCATCATCCCGATGTACTCCAAAGCCCTTCGGTGACTGACCTTGTAGCGGAACATCACCGCATCGGTAAGTTCGTTGTCCCCTTCCTCGGGCTTAATCCACTTGTCGTACCTCTTCCTCCTCCTGACCGTGGCATAGAGATAGTCGTACTGCATCCTCCTATCAGTGAAGGGAAGACAGTTCATCTCGTTCGCATACAACACCGTGTCGGGACTGAACGAAAGACCACGGTTGACTACGAAGGGGGTGTAATCCCTTTCGCAGTCGGGACTTGCCTCCATCAGGTTCCCCGTCTTCTCGTTGATGCTCTTGATGAAGTCGAAGGGGGAGAGTCTCGCCGTCATAGAAGGTTCACTCCGTCGAGATTGATGTCGTCCGAGCGCATGCTCACGATGAGCCGCATCGGGATGTAGATCCACTTCCTCTTCTTGATGTCGTATGCCGAGTGCAGGAGGAATTGGTCGTAGGCGTTCGATCCGTGGTAGCGGTCGATCAGCGGAGCCTCGACATAATCCTTGCTCACCACGCAGATCCTATGGGCGATCTTGGTCTTCGCCTTCTTGCCGCCAATATCCTCGTATTCGATGTCGATGTGGTTGGGATAGACCTTTTCCAAAGCCGCATCCAGCCACTCGGCGAGCATCACATCCGTCATGCCCGTCACCTCGAAGTATGTCCCGAGTCCACCGTTGCCCGAGTCCTCGCTGTGCATGTTGGCGACCTTCATGGAGAAGTAGGAACGCCTCTCACGGAGGAACTCCTGTCGGGCGTTGCTGCATTCCCTGATGAAGTCGATGTAACCGTACTTCTTGTTGAGTCTTTGGTTGATCTTGGAGACCTTCTCCAACTCGTCGTCCGAGATGATCCCACTCAACATCATTATCTTCTCAAGGGGATTGACGACTTCCCCCACCGATGTGACCCTGATGTTCTCATCGATGTTCTTCCAGAAGTTGGGATTCACCTCGTTGGTGAGCGATTCTCTGAACTCATCGATGTAGGACTGTATGGAATACCTCTTCCCTATCTCATGGATGGAGATCGAAAGATCGTTGAGGCTCTTCACAAGCATCGGATGTCCCCCCTTCAACGACCGTATTTAGGTCTTGAAGGTGCATTCCGAGGCAAGCATCACGCAACAGGCGGCAAGGTTGAGTTCCCGATCCGCTGCGAACGCCGCCTTGTGCTGGTAGTCGGCGAGTGTCAGGACAACCTGTGGGACGGAGGAGGGTTGGAGCGACTCAATCAGAGTCTCGTACATCCTGCGGAACACATGGGCGGTGTCCTTGTCGGCGTTGTCCACCACCCACCTGCGGATGTCCGAGAAGGACTTGGACTTCAGAGCCTTGATGAGGGCATCCATGGAGATGTCGGCTGACACGAGGATGCCCGCATCAATCGCCCCCGAGGACGAGTACCGCTGCACCTCGTTGAGGACACGGCGGAAGTCGGGGAAGTGCTTGATGATGACCTCGACGAGGACACGCTCCTCGTAGGCGACCTTCTCGGTGTCGAGGATGCCCCTGAGCCTCGTGAGGAACTGCTTCGCCATCCTCGCCTTCTCTTTCGGGGGAATCCTGAAGTCGATGGCGGTGCAGCGGGAGTGCAGCGGGTCGATGATCCTGTTCTTGAAGTTGCAGGTCAGTATGAAGCGGCAGTTGCGACTGAACTCCTCCATGAACCCACGGAGGGCGGGCTGCGTCGATTGGGGGTTCAGGTAGTCCGCCTCGTCGAGGATGACCACCTTCAGACCGCCGTTCATTGAGACGGTCGAGGCGAACTGCCTGATGCGGGTGCGTAGGGTGTCGATGCCGCCGTCCTCGGATGCGTTGATGAACAGGACATCACGCCCGAGTTCGTCGCACACCGCTCGGGCGACCGTGGTCTTCCCGCACCCTGCGCCCCCGCAGAGGATCATGTTCGGAATCTCGCCCGACCTGACGATGTCGGTGAAGGTGTCGGTCAGCGACTCGGGGAGTACGCAGTCGGACACCTTCTGTGGGCGGTACTTCTCAACGAGGAGGTCGTTCATTGCATCACATCCATGAGGCTCATCGGTGCCTCGTCGGAGATTCGTTCGGTTGCGATCTTGATGTAGTCGGGGTTCAGTTCAGTCCCGATGAAGTTCCTGCCGTGATTGAGGGACACAACACAAGTCGTTCCCGATCCCGTGAAGGGGTCTAGGACGGTTCCGCCTTCAGGGCATCCTGCTAGGACGCAGGGTTCGATCAAGTCCTTTGGGAAGGTGGCAAAGTGTGCGCCACGGAATGGCTTCGTGGTCACAGTCCATACAGTTCGCTTGTTTCTCTTTCCATCCGAAGCCCATACACGATCAGGATCAAGAGCAGGATCTCTTGCTCCCTTTTCCTTTGGTTGCGTGACCTTCTTATTTCCTGGCGAATGCGGCACACCAACAGCATCTTCTTTGATGGCATCGTGGTTGTAGTAGTATTGAGCCTTCTTTGAAAGCATAAAGATATACTCGTGAGCCTTGGTGCAGCGGTCGGTCACAGCCTCGGGCATCGGATTCGGCTTGTGCCATATGATGTCCTGCCGCAAATACCAACCGTCAGCCTGTAGCGCAAAGGCTACACGCCAAGGGATGCCGACGAGGTCTTTGGGCTTGACTCCTTCGGGGGCTGCACCCAAGCCACCTCGCTTATTGACTTTCGGTATGTTGTCCCTACCATCGGAAAGATCACTAGCGGGACGGTTTCCCCACATCGACTCGACAGGGTCTTTGCGGGAAAGGGTGTTGCTCCAATAGGAATCCCCAAGGTTCAGCCACACCGTTCCATCGTCACGCAGGACTCGACGCACCTCACGGAACACCTTGACCATATTGCCGACGAACTCGTCGGGTGTCTTCTCGGCACCCAACTGATCGTCGTGACCGTAATCACGCAGTCCCCAATAAGGAGGCGAAGTGACGCAGGTGTGGACGCAGCCGTCAGCCAAGGTCTTCATGCCTTCGATACAGTCCCCTTCGATGATCCTGTAGCGGTGGTCTTCCATGCTCAAGCCTTTCCGTTGCCTTCGGCTTCCATGGCGACCCAATACAACACGGCACCGCTGAACTTGGCGACACGCTTCTCGGCGATGTCCACCATGTAGTCGCTCGGGATCATCTTGAGGTTCTCGACCTTGAACCATGCACGGAACGACTCGGGATGCTCGTTGCAGTCCACCATGAGCGTCCAACTGTGGGCGGTCGGGTCTTTCTTGTCGCAGATACGGATGCAGATACCCTCGCCGCAAGCCTCCACGCACATGTCGGGAGCCTGAAGCACGGACGCTGCCTTGAGGATGGCGGCGAAGTCGTCCTTGCGGAGGCTGAACGACACCACCGTCTTCGGCATGTTGATCTTCTTGTCAGCCTTGATGAGGAGTTGCGGGTCGCTGAAGAAGTACTTCACCGATGCCTTGCTCTTGTCGCTGATCACGACATGGTTCTCGTCGAACTCGAACTCGGGTTCTTTGAAGATGCTGATCACGGACAGGAACTTGCTCATGTCCCAAATGCCGAACTCCCTGTCGAAGTTTTCGGTGATCTCCGCCTCGGCGAGGACGGTCATCGACGGGGACACCGTGAAGAGCGTGTTTCCCGCCTTGACATGAAGATTGCTGTTGATAGAAGCGAAGTTCTTGAGGATGGCGAGGGTTTCGGGGCTGATCTTGGTCTTCGTTGCGGTGGTCATGGTTTTGTCCTTTTGGTCTTGACTATAGATCGACCCGAAGGCACCCTCTTTGAGGGCTTCGGTGCAACCTTCTCCAAAATAGTGTTCATCTCGGACTCCCACGGATAGTGCCTGAGGCAGTCCCTCGCCCGCTTGCGCACGGGTGCGGGTACACGGGGGGTCTTTGCGGGGGACATGAGGTCTAGGAGGAAGTTCCTAGTATTGATGAGGCTATAGACCTGCTCGTGAGGTAGGGTCATGTTTCCTCCAAAAGGAAAGGGAGGGAGGAACTTGCGCTCCTCCCTCCCCCGTGGTGAGAAAGAACTAGGTCAACGCTTGGTCTTCATTGAGTCGATCTGATCCCTCAGTCGTTCGATCTCACGATACCACTCATCACGCTGTGTGGTGAAGTCGGACTCCATCTCCGACTTCATCTCGTCGATGTGGCGGTAGATGCGTTCCTCACAGTCGATCCTGTACTTGTAGTCATCATCGAACTTCCTGTTGATCGTGTCAAGTTCGTTCTGACGGTCGGCTGCGGCATCGTGATCCGCAGACATCCTGACGATGTTGGTGATCACGAAGGCACAGGCGAGGAAGACAAGTCCGATGGATGAGGCGACGATGCCGTTTGCCGTCTTGTCGTTCAGGATCATCCACACGCCGCCCGAAGCCCCGAGGATGCCGATGATGGACAGGGTGGCGGCGACGAACGAGGCGGTGCGCCTCCACGGGTGGCTTTCGCTGACGAGGATGTAGGACATAGGATACCTTTCAGATGACGGTGAGGGAGCAGTAGGCGGTTGACGGCTTCTCCCTGTAGTAGCCGAAGATGAGGAGATGTCGGCGGCTCAACTTGCCGCCTTTGACGATGATCCCGTACTTGACGATCCTCCTACCGAGGGTGATCTGCCATCCGTTTGACACGGCGAACGAGATTATCTTTCCCTTCATCCCTGAAGTGATATCGCCCCTGAACAGGTATCCTTTTATCGAGCCACCCCAAACATTCGACTCTTTCATCAAGTCGATGATTTGAAACAGTTCCACAAATCCCTTACTATCGGACTTTCCAGCAGAACCCAACTTGGAGGACAACAGAGCCTTCATTTCTCCCGTGGGAGCGCATCTCTTGGTGCGGCAACGGAAAGCCCTAGCCTTGTTGGTCAGGCTCTTCTTCGCCACTTCAGATCCTTGACCTCTTCGCCTTGGTAAGAGCAGCCTTGGCTGCGGGGGTCTGTAGGAGGATCTCCGCCTCGGCGAGCGCCTGTATCAGGTGAGTGGTCTGATCAGGAGAACCCCCGACTTCGATCAGCCGCATCGACCGAGCCAAGTCGATCATGGGCATCCTCCCCGACTCCACCTTCGCTGCCATTTCTTTGAGCCTCCTGCCGATCTCCGCATACCCGACCCTCATCGACAGGGTTCCCCAACCCTTGATAACCACCTGAGGGTCGTTCGGGTCTGATATGTCGATGTAGTTGAGCGCCTTCGATCCCGCTACTGCGGGGATCGTGGTGATCCTGCTGACTGTCTTGTTTTCAAACACCATCTTCCTTGCGCTGCTTTCGAGGGTCATGTCCGTATTTATGGGATGTCGGCTTCCTCTTCCTCAACCCTGCGGTACTGAAGGGGGACGCAGCATTCGCCGCAGAGGGTCTTGAGCCATCCTCCCTTGCCCACGGCACTCCTTGACAGGAAGCCCACCTCTCCGCACACCTCGCACACGCCCGAGGACATCTTCTCGACCATCCTGATAACCCCCTCGGTTCGATGGTTGCCGTTCTCGGAATAGATGCGGAGGGATGCGAACTTCTCCTTCATCTGCACGATGCGGAACGGGGTGTCTTCGTTCAACAGGGAGGGATCCCTGTCGATCTCTGCATTCAGGGCGGCGGCAAGCATCTCTATCAGGTTGTCCCACCCGTAGCCAAATTCCCAACAAACAGTTCCGATAGATCGGTCGGGATTGACGGTGCGGGTGCCGCCGCCGCCGCCGAAGACTGTGGGGAACTTCGCTTCGATGGCTTCCCTGCGTTTTTCCTTGCCTCGGGCGATGTCCTCGTGGAGACGCTCGACCTGTGCGTGGACTCGACCTTCTGCATCTCCGTCAGCCAACCGTCCTTCTTCTTGAACGGAATCGGGGCGTACACCGTCCCCGACCCGATCCTCTTCGATATCTCGTTGAGCCACTTGGCATCCGCCTGTGCCGCCTTCTCGTTGGCATACACCGCCGCAACACCGTGCCGAACCACAAGAAGACCCCTGTCCTCCTTGCCGTTGGTTAGTCTGATCGCATACATCGGCGGTCTCCTTCGTCTTCTTGATGGTGCGCCCGATCTTCGCCCGTGCGCTCTTGGTCAGTCTCACCGTGACCAACACGGTGGCGTTTCCGTCTTCTCCGTTGACGGGAGTCACGGAAGTGATCTCTCCCATGTCATAGAACCAACCTCCGATGAAGTAGAACGGTCCCCCCTCGAAGTCGAACATTCCCTCCCCACTACGAACGAAGTCGGATTTCCCCGACACCTTGAAGATGCCACGCCTCCTGTCTAGGAGGATGACACTGCGGGGACTGTGGTATCGACTCTTTACGGTGAAGGAATAATTGGGCTGCATCTAATGAGCGTCACGGCGGTATTTAGTCCACGAGGAACCGCTTCATGTCCTCAAGGTCCTTGCGGGCATCGGAGATCACCTTCTGACAGGCATCGGCATAGCCTTGGGAGTACTCCTCCCAATAGACCTTGCTGTCGCTTGTGGCGGAACCCCATGCCGATGGCTGTCGGCTCGGCTTGCCCTCGGTGCGGTCGTTCCACCCGTCCTTGTAGCCCTGTCCCTTGGTGTAGTTTCCGTTGTTCATGTGGTCACCTTCTTTTCCATGAATCCCAACTTCTTGAGCGTGGCAATCGTGGTGGCGGCATTCTTATGATGGATGGGGATCCCTCCCGCCGCCTTCCACTCGTCGATGTTCTGCTTCAAATCGTCGATGAGGATGTTCGGAGTCCCGTCCTCCTGCACGGCGTAGTCCTTCTTCCTGCTGCGATGGGGGATATGGATCTTCTCGGGCATGGGTCGCATCTCCCGCTTGATCCATATCATCTTGTCTTCCTTGCTCGTCGGTTGCCACGAGTTCGTATGGGCGGAAAGGATGTGCGCCCCGAACCCCGAGATGTACCTCCACAGTTGCTTGCCGTCATCCATCCACGGGAGTTTGGCGAAGATCCTCGGATGCTCCTTGTCGAACTTTGCCTTGTTCGCCTCCAAGTAGTCCTCGAAGTCCGCCGCATCGCAGCGAGGCTTCCCGTCAGCGGTGCATATTCCACCCACGATGTCAACGAGGACACCGTCCATGTCGCAGTAGATCTGACCCCTGCGGCTCTCCGATAACAGATGTTCGTTGAATCCGTTCATGGAGTTATTTAGAGACTGCCCACCTTGTGGGGCTTAATCCAGACCATCTTGCGCTGCATCCGACCCGTGCCGTGAGCCTGTCGGCGGAAGTGACCCCGCCGCCAATGAAGCCTGACACCCCTACCGCCCTCCCCATCGGAATCATCCGAAACGGATGTCCTCTCCGACAGGTCAAGCATCCTCGGGGACCACAGTTCCTTCTGTTGCTTCCTCCTGCCCTTGCCTTCATGGAAGGGACGGAGGAGGGAGCCGCCGACAACGACCGTCTCGTTCGGTGCGTTCATGGCGCAAAGGATTTTCCATACGAGACGGACGGTGGAGTTGATCTGCCTTTTGTCCTCGTCGAGCCTCGACCTGTCGATTGAGAGTTCGTATTCCTCACGGTAGAACTCCGTGGGATTCTCCATAATGAACTTGTCTCCATGCTCACGAATCTGATCGCCGTAGGTGCCACCGCACGGGTAGTGGGCATAGGAAGTCGTGCCATCATCGTAGACGCTCGTGACGATGTACGACTTGCCGTACTTCACATGGTTAGCACGGGTCACGGTCAGCATGGTGACGAAGGAGGTCTTGTTGAATACCCCACACGCCTCGGCGTACCTGATGTCCCTCGGCAGGACGAAGAGCATCGCCTCGTGAGGCCAATTCAGTTCCTCCATCGGGATGGTGTCCTCGACATCGGTTCGGTCGAGGGCTTCGATCAGTTCCTTCGTGACGAAGTAGGTGGGTGCTTCATGGTCGAGCAGCGTCTTGTGGGTGACGCTGAACATATGCACCTCACGCTGCACCTCCTCGGTGGTGAACACCGAGAACCTCGGATCGTCCTTCTTGTCTCCGAACATCTTCTGAGACAAAGCCTTCATCGTGCTGATCGCCCACCAATGCTTCGGGCTGTTGTAGTTTCCTGGGGGTGAGATTCGGCGAGGGACCACCTCGTCCTCCCAACCATCGCCGAGCAGTTCGCTCAACTTGGCTGCGGAATCCCCGATGGAGTTGAAGGAGTAGATGCCGTTCTTGAGGTGGTTGAACTCGTCCATTGTTCCTCCGATGCGAACGCCCCCGACAGGACTCGAACCTGTGACCTGATCTTTAGGAAAGACCTGCGCTATCCATCTACGCTACAAGGGCTGAAATTTAGTTGTCGGGCTTCCATGAGATGACCGATGGGATGGTGAAGGATCGCCAATCGTCCTTCTCGACATCCCACACGGCGACCATCGACTCGGGTCTCTTCTTCTTTGGTGGGGGAACGGAACCCTCGGGAACCTCGGGTCTCGGAGGAAGGTGGTTCTCGGACAGGGTGCAGCGCATGGTGCGCTCCGTTCCATCACCCTTCACGAACACGACCGTGACGATGCCCTTCTTCAGAGCATCGACCATCTCGGTTCGGAGAGTCATTTGCTGTTCAGTCAGAATAGGCATCGTAAAGAAACGATACCTTACGATTCACACGGTGTCAAGCGGATTCTGCGGAGGATCGTCGTTATCGTCCCTGTCCGTGTCCTGCCATTCCCCCTTCAAGTCGGCACCGAAGTTCTTGTACCACTCCTTGCCCCCCGTCTTGGGATTCTTCTTCTTGTAGTCCACCCACCCGATGTATCCCTTCGGATCGTCCTGATCTGTGTCTTTCGGCATGGAGAACATGTCGGAGATCATCTTGTCGAGGATTTCCTTTGCGAGGTCGTTGTCGATGATGAAGTAGTGGGCGGGGATGTCGCTGTCGATTTTGGCGATCTTTCCTATCTCCTTCTGCGAAGGCTTGTCCTTCCGACCGACTTCACGCTCACGCCGCTCATGCTCCGCCTTCATCACTTCGGTGATCTGCCATCGGATGACGGCGATCCTGTCGAGACGGACTATCCCCGACTCCTTGCCACTCCTCTCCATCTCGGCGAGAGAAGACTCCAACCCGAGGAGGCAGTCCATCAGGTGCTGATTCTCACGCAGGAGAGCGATGTTTTGCAGGAGCAGGGAACTCGTGAGGGACTTGTCCATGTGTTCTCTTATCGACCTGTGGGAGAGGTGGGAGGGGTGAACTTTAGCAGATTTTGCCCATGCGGTGATCAATTCCGCAAGATGTACTGATCCAGTTTCAGTCCTAGAATATTTGCGACTGCCTGTGAGAGGGTGGGGATGTACTGATCTAGTGAGAGACCGAGTGCCTCCGCCGTGTCCTTGTGGATCGGAACCAATGGGGGGAACTTATTACGGTACTCACGCTTGATCGTCTCGACGGGGAGTCCCTTCTCAAGGCTCGCCGAGATGAACTTCTCCGCACGGGCGAAGTCCGACATGATCTTCTTGATGACCTCGCTCTGCGCCTTGTCGGGGGTGGTGTTAGGCGGAGGTGTCATGGTTTCGATGTACGACCGTATTGCCATGAGGGCTTCACGGTTTATCGACCCTTCCCCCGCTTTCTTCACTCGGAAGTACTTGAAGTCTCTGAACACGGGATACTTGAGGGGTTGGTTGATCGTGAACTCCCTGCCATCCATCATTCGGTACGAACCCACCTCGTACTGCACCTGACCCTCGCCGCCACCGAGGATGACTGCGATGTCGCCGTTGATGCCGAACTTACTGTACTGCTTGAAGATGATGTCCTGCATCGTCCCGCTTGCGCCCTTATGGGACGAGAAGAGGATGTCGCTGTCAACGACACGACCACGGGTGAGGTTTTGCCTCATGGCGATCTTGTAGTTCGTCAGGATCCACACGACATGGATGTTCTGCGGCTTGTATCCCGCCAAGTTGAGCAGTTGACCGATCCCCGCATCACCGCCGACATTGCCCACGACCTGACCCATGTCCCTCAGGGTCAGGTCGAACATGACATTCGGCAGTTCCGACCTGTTCGGATCGGCGAAGAACATGATCTGCTGCTTCTGATCGACATTGAAACCCTTGAGGAGATCCTTCATCGTGGACACTCCCTCGGGATCCTTGAAGTCGATGTCCTTCCACAACTTCGGATCGGTGATGTTCGTAGGATTCGGTCCCGCCGACAAACCGAGTTTCTGCATAGCGAGGTGCATCCGCCTTGCGTCGGACGGCTTCCTGCTGTTCAGGTCCTGTATCGCACGGATGATGTCCTTTACCGAAGAGGACTCCACCTTGGCATCGGGATTCTTCTTGAGCCTCTCCCTGATGGAGATGAGGGTGTCCTTCAAGGCATCGACACTGAACACCTTGAACTTCTCACCCTGCATGAAGTTGGCGATGGCGAACGACTTGCCCGATGCCATTCCTCCAGCGACGATGACCGCCTGACCGTAGTTCGATCCCTTCCCGAGGACGAGGAGTTTCTCCTCAAGGTAGCGTTCGATCTCCTCGGCGAGCATGGACTGCTCGACAATGTCCTGTTCCTGCCTGAAGTCGAAGTAGTTCTTCATTCTCATATCCGTGTGCTTATGGTGTTCTTCTGTGGTGAGTGCGGTGCCATGACGGTGTTGTTGGCTAGAGCCTTTGTCTTCGGCTTGCCTTGCCTCTTCTTCATGTCATATCTAACGATGAAATCGTCCATTCCCTTCTTGAAGGCGAACCAATCCTTGCCACGGTTGATGATTCGATCTTCCATGTCAGACGGGGAGTTTGGGTTCGGATGCCATGAAGTTCTGCTTCTTCATCGCCGTGGTGACGACGAGAGACATCTCCCTGCTGCTCGGGTTCCAATCAAGAACGAAGGGGATGTTGAGATGCTGCTTGCTGATGTCGAGGATGATCGCCCTCCAATTCGTCGGGTGATCCCTGATCTTCTGTCCGTACTTGACGAATGTCTTGCGGAAGGCATCCTGCAACTCGGGGATGCTCACCATGCCGCCGTATCCACGGCTTCCGTTGATGCGCTCCCACATGTGCTTGGTGAAGGTGATGTCGAGACCCACCTGTGCGAACATGGCATCCAGCATCGACTCCAACTTCTTGAGGTCGTTCCACTCCACGGATTGATGCTCGCCCGTGGGCGCAGGTGCGCCCGTGCGTACCCCCGTGCCCGTGCGTGGATGCCTGTAGGAGAACGCCTCCCTGACTTGCCCCTTCAGCACGGAGACTATGTCGAGGGGAACCTTGATCCTCTTCCTTCCCATCCTCCTCGGGTCGGAGATCATGTTCTCCTCAAGATTCTCGTCTATCTCCCAAGGTCCGTAGTGTTTCGTGGAGAGCATCCTCTTACGCATCTGATCGAAGGTGTAGCGGAAGTACGCTCCCTTCTCGTTCGGCTTGATGTTGCCTATTGCGTAGTAGATGACCTTGTCCATGCTGATCCTTTTCCCGTTCGAGTGGTCGTACACGGTCTCCCCGTCCTCGACCCATGCGTGGGAGAACCTTCGTTCCTTTGCGGCACCCTGACCATGGACGAGGGCATGGACCATCACGATCTTCCCCGACTTGGCATCGGCTTTCTTCATCGGAGTTCCGCCGCTCTGTCCCAACTGCGCTAGGAGCATGAGCAGGTTGGCGGCGGCGACCATACAGTCCCCGTCACCCTTGTTCTTCGCCTCGACAATGAACTGATCGAAAGTCTTCATAAAGGATATTTAGGCAAAAGGACAGGGAGGGAACCCAAGGCTCCCTCCCTGTGTGCTGCCAAGGTGAAGGTCACTTGGTCATGGTGCAGAATGTGGTGTGAAGGGCGTTCCACGCCGTGGTGAGTCCGTTCAGGGCGAACGGAAGCACGGCGAGGAACAGAACCGCATGGACGGGGTTCTTCCAACAGAAACCGCAGCCCATAATGGGGCAGTTGCTCTTGCTGTTCATCTCTCTTCCCTCCTTTCTGTCGTGTACGGGAAAGTACATATCAGAACTTGATGCTGAGTCCGATACTGACCACGATGTCAACCTCGGTGGTCGAGACATCCTGCGAGAGCGGGAACTGAACCCCACCGTCGAGAGTGATCGAATCGTTGATCTTCAGGGCGGCAGCGGGTCCGACGAAGATTTGGTTTTCCTCGGACTGAATGTAGTAGAGTTGGGTCAGGTCGGCTCCCACCGTCAGGTTGCCCCACGAGTGCGACAGAAGCGTACCGAGGGCGAGGATGTCCGAATCGGTGCTAGTGCCGAGCCACGGGGTGTACGCCTCGCTGCCGACGAAGCGGTACTCGGCGGTCTGCATGAAGTCGAAGTCACCCAACTTTGCCGAGAACTTGCCCGTGAAGAACGGATTGATGTTGGTCGAGTCGAACTCCTCGTCACCCACGGGGAGGTACACGCCGCCACCGAGTCCGAGGTTCCAACCATCGCCCTTGAAGGCGTTGAAGTCGCCGCCGACCTTGAGGTCGCCGACATTCGTGTCGCCGTCACCGTTGTAGACGGGGAGCGACAGCGAGAGGGTGCCGCCGTTGTCGAGGGCGAGGGCGAAGGTGGTGTTGAACGAGAGCAGGGTGTCGTCGCTCTCGTAGTTGAAGTAGGTGAAGTCCTCCGTCACCGACCACTTGGTCTGTGACGAGATTGCCGCCTCTGCTTGGGGGACATCGGTTCCCTCTGCATGTGCTGCGGCGGCGATGGTGGTGGCGAGTGCGAGTCCTGTGATTGTCTGTCGAATCATCTGTCTTTGCTCCTAATGTTGTCCCCTCCGATTGAGGGGGGTGCGTCTACTTATGGAGGATATCGCCTCGGTCGGGTCGGTTCTGTGGGTCAAGCCAAAAGGTTGGAAATGAAAACCCCCTCCGTTGTGTGGCAGGGGGTTTCCTATCTTATTCAGTTGGTTCGTTCAACTTGCGTAGGGCATTCCCTCTTCGTCGCCCTTGGCGGAGAGGAACTCACGCCATGCCCTTTCAGCCTCGGCTCCCGTGTAGAAATTCGGACCAATCGGGAAGTACAGGACTTCCTCGCCCTTCTTGAACGGCTTGCCGTAGGCATCGACCCCTGCGTACTTCGCCGTGATCCATCGGGGACTGCCTGAGTGCGAAGACGAGCGAACCCTCCCACGGCGGTGGTACTCGTTGACCATCTCCTCATCCTGATCGACCGATTCCAAGTGCGGGATGGCGATGCCGTGGTGCTTCAGGATCTTGAATCCTCTGTCCCGCATCTCGTCCATCGCTTCCTTCTCCGTGTCGAAGAAGGTGGCTTGCACGATCTGATTGATATTTGATGTCTTACCCATCTTCTCAAGTTGTACGAACTTCTTCTCGCCCCACTCGCTGGTGGCAACGATGGACTCGTTGTTCGGCTTGGTTCCCACGGCGAGAACCTTCTTCACCTTGTAGTCAGCCATCTCCTTCGGGGTGATCAACTTCGGCTTCACCGATTCGTTGATATCGTCGCCGATACCTTCAGCAACTGTGAGAACTTTCATAGGCGTATTTTTACGCTCATAATTTACAACTTTGTAAATCTCTACTGTTATTTTCTTGGCTTTTGGGTTTCCCTTTTTCAGATAGGCAAACATTGCTTTGGCGTAATGCTCTGCTTCTTGCATTGTTGGAGCCGTTTGCGCTCCTCCTGGCTGATTGTCCACAGTTCCTTCAACCGCATAGTAGTCGCTGCCTTCTGTGATGGTGTCTCCATCAACCTCGACGGACTCGAAGACCCACTTCACGGGGATACCGCCTTTGACTACCAATTGCGCCTTGGACTGCTCGACATCCTTGAACGAGATGTTGCCGCTGAAGTTGCCGCTCGGCATCTTGTCCACGGGCTTCCATCCCCTCCTGCCCATCTCGTCCACGACATCCTTAATCGAAGTGCCGTACTTGATGTTCCACTCACGACCCTCATGGAAATCGACGGACTCCAATCCCTCACCCACCATCCTGTAGCCATAGGCATCCATCCACATTGCAACAGCCTTCAGCAGTTTTCCAGCGGCGAACCTAATTCTACTTGATTGAATGACTCTCGTTTCATTGCTAGGCCAAGCGTGAGCCTTGAGTTCAGGATGCCCAGAAACCTCCGTATGAAAGTATACGCTGTGCGGAACAACGCTCGTCTTGGTGTTTTTCCTGTAGGGCTTTTCAATGAAGCCGACTTCCTTTGCAAACCCCTGCACCCTGATGAACCATCCCGAAATGCTCCCCTCCACGAATGGAGTGAATTGGTACTTGCCAACGAATTTTGGGGTTCCTGTTGAAGTTTTGTATGGGGCTTCCGTCAGTCCCTCGACCTCTTCCTTGACGGGCTTGCCTGTCTCGGCATGCTTCCGTGCCGCCCTTTCGGTGCGGTACACGGCGATCACCTTGCCCTTGCCATCGACCACAGCCTTGCCCTTCGGATTGGTGAGATCCGTGTGGAGACCATGATCTTCCTCGCTCACATCCACGAAGCCCTCGGTGATCGTTTCGGTCTCCTCGGTGATGCCATGCTTCTTCATGTACGCCGCCATATCGAAATCCGAACCTGCGACACCCCCCGAGCGATATCCTCCATAAGGCTTAGTCCAAATCAGAGCATCAATCTCCCGTAATGTGTCGATCAACTTCTTCAGGGGGACGGGAAACTGTTTGAATTGCTTGTTGAAGAGATTGGCAATTACTTTCAACAGTTGCCTCATCTCCATAGCCTCGGTGATCGTTTCGGTCTCCTCGGAGAACCACTCGTAGAGGTCGGTGCCGTCGAGGTCGAGCGACTCACCACGGACCATCGTGAGGTCGAGGGTTACGATGGCGGCTGTTCCCGTGGGAACCTTGATCTTGTCGAACTGAGTGGCAACGCTCGCCACGGAGTCCATGCTCCTTCGGCGGGCGATCCCGTTGAAGGCGATCACGAAGTCCCTAGCCTTCGCAGCGTTGGCGAAGTAGATCTTCATAACCTTGCCCTCGGTCTTCATGTGGACGATCCCACGCTCGAAGCCCATCTTGCCGAGGAGTTCACGGAACTTCGACTCGAACTGATGCTTGCCCCAACCGAAGATGGTCGGAGCCGCCTCACCTCCCATGAGGGCGGGTGCCTCGGTGACCTCGACCTCCTCGGAGACGGTCTTGCCGTTCATGGTCGTCTTCACCGCATCCCCGCCACGGAACTGATGTCCGTTCGCCGCCTCCGCCATCTGTTCGGGGACGGAGATATTGGCACCGCCATACTTGGCGGCTTCTGCGAGGATCTTGCGCTGATAGTGGTTGAGCATTCGGTTAACTCCCTAATCGGGTATTTAGCCATGAAGAAACCCCCCTCGGTTGCGAGGGGGGTCGGACGAGAGATGCTATCTCTCGTGAGGCTTCAAGGAAAGGGTGGGAAACCGCTACCAACCACCCACGACATCCTTACGAGATGCCTTGCCCGTGAACATAGCCCGCTAGCGCAGCGTCACGGTGGTTTGCTGTATCTATCGCCCCGTGGGTGGGGAAACTTTATCCTAGATCACTTCGATTTCGATCTTCGACGGTCGGTACGCCACCCTGAGGTCGTGGATCACTTCCTCGGGCTTCGCATCCTTTCTGAGATGCTTCATGGTCCAACCGCTAGGCGGACCCTGCATGAACACCCGATGTTCAGCACCAACGAGGTTCTTCTTGTCCTTGCTGAAGTAGACTTGCAGGACTCCCCCCACCAACATGGCGACCATCCACATCCCCGCCACCTTGTTGGGGATGCCGAACATCTCGTCGATGGATCCGCCGCTCGACCTCCCCGCATCCGCCATGAACTCTCGGTACGACTTCATCGGATCACGACCTTTGCATTACCTAGAGCCTGATCCAACTTGCTCTCCACGACCAAGTGGTTCCGACCACGCTCCATCTCCTGACGGATTTCGATGATCGCAGCATGGAGGGACGCATATCGGGCTAGTTCCGTGACGATCCTGCGCTCGGCGGAGAACATCCTGTCACGCACCTGTGCGGATGTCCGCTCGGGGGCATGGGTGGGTGCGGGTGCGCTCGGGCGCACGGGAGACTGCTCCATGACCACCCTCTGCTGCGGCTTTTCCTGCGGGACAACCTTGTCCTTCTTGCCTCCGCCGATGATGCCCATCGCCTGTGAGATGATGTCAGACATTCTCTTTCCTCTTCCTTTCGGCGCAGTCCCTTAGGTTGGACTTGCGGTTCATATCCTTGATGTGAAGTTCTTGCTTGTGCTGCCTCATGCTGCGAACCTTGAATCCACCCTTGCCATGACTACCTCCTAGAGTTTTGCATACGGCTTCCTGACATCCAACCGACCCGCCTGAAGGTCGCCCGCCACCTTGATGTGCTGACCCTTGGTAGCGTCGATGACGGGCATCTGATTCCTCGGAACCCCGCTAGGGGGTTTCGTTGCACTCAACTTGGACAGCCTCTGCTTCAGCACAGCCTCGCCGCCGATGGAGGCAAGCCATGCACGACCCTTCTCTACCGTCCAAAACCTCTGATCCATCGACTTGCCGAGAAGGACGCAGTCGAGGGCATCCTCGATGGTCGCCGTGAAGATGTCGGTGTCGGTGCCGCCGAAATCGCCCCCCCGTTTCCCGTCGTTCATCGCATCGCCCGCAGCACGGAGAACGGGAATGAGGTCACCGATCTTCAGGTTGACACGGATAGCCACCACGGTCGCAGAAGGATCGTTGAACATCGTCGCAGCCCAACGGTGGTGACCGTCGAGGATGTAGTTGTCCGAACTGACGATGCTGCCGAGATTTCCGCCATGCACACCAATGATCGCCATCCCAAGGCTCTTGCCGAGATAGATGGCGGACTGCGAGGGCTTCATCGAACTTGCGGGAAACGATGCCTGCATCTCGATGGCGAACTTGTCGTCCTGTACACTGCCATCCTTCAATCCCTTGACCATGAACTTCTCCGCAGCGGCGGCGGGGAGTGGATTTGGGAACTCCGACTTCTGAATGACATGTGTGGGGAATTCCTCGTTCATTGGGAAATGCTCCCTGCTGATCCGCCTCGCCTCCTCAATCCTGACTCGTTGGTAGTGGTACATAGCGGCTGTATTTAGGAAAAGAAATCCCCCACAGGCAAAGCCCGCAGGGGGTCGTAAGATGAATCTCGGTTGTTCGCTACGCCGCCCGAAGCAGCCTGTCGGTCAGTCCCACGGTTTTGTCTATTCGGTTGAGGGTCTCCCTCTTGCCGACGAGAACGACAAGTTCGACGATGGGAAGCCTGATGCCCATCCCCGACAGGGCGATGCGGAGCGGATCGGCGACAGCCCGAAGGTTGCCATCCGCTTCCGTTGCCGCATAGTCGGCGAGTCTAGCGGAAAGGACGGATTCCGTCCACGGATCCACCGTGGAGAGGATGTCCCTGACCCTGCGGAGGTGTTGTAGTCCGTTCATCGGGTTCACCTCACGCTCGGGGAGCGCCGAAGATCACTTGGTACCGCTCGACATACCGCTTCTTCGCCTCTTCGATCACGAGGGCTTCGTCCACGGTTCCTGTCGGCTCGACATTCACCCGTTGCATCCAATGGGTCATACCCGCAGCGTCCTTGATCCCGACTCGGGGACCGAACTTGCCAACACCCATCCAAATCACCGTGCCGACCGTACCGATGGGAACCTTGCGTCCCTTCACGACCTTGACCTCGGTTCCCTTGGCAAGGTTCTTCATCCGATCCTCGGTCAGTTTCTTGCGGACATCAGCGACGAGGTTGATGACCGCCTCGGTTCGGATCTCCTCGGCGGTGGAGGCATCGACCGTGGGGATCAACATGACCGTCCCCTCCCACCACATGGTGAGGCTGTCCTTGCGACCGAGAAGCCCCTTCAGAGCCTCCTCGGCGAGGCGCACCGTCTGTCGGTCGGGGGATGCCGAGGTTCCTCCGCCGAGGCTCATCTGTGCGAGGATGATCTTCGCACCCACCACACCCACATTCTTGCGGTATGCGTGGTAGGCGAACGAGATCGTCGGGTGTGCGCTTTCCGAGTAGTCGCTCGACATGGGTCGATGCCAGACGGTCTCGACCTTCGGCATTCCGACCCACAGGATCTTGAGATCCTTGTCCCCTGTCAGGGCGGAAACCACCCCGTCGATGAGTTGCTTGCCGATGACCTCGACCGTGAAGGCCAGACCTTGGATCTCAATCGGATGGTGGGAGTTCTCTCCCTGAACGGGCGGGGTCGGGAGGAAGGTTTGGGTTTGGTTGGAGAGTGTAGTCATGTTCGGTTTTCCCTTCACTAATAAGGTGACATATAGAACCGAGAAGTCAAGTAAAAAGAACAACCCCCTCGTGATAAGGGGGTTGTCCGAGAACCTCGACCGATGCGGGATACGAAGCCACATCAGATCGTCCCGAAGTTCTCTGCCATCCAAACGCCGCTGGCTCGGTGTGGTTGCTGATAGTCACCGAGGAGCACGAAATGGACAAACACAACATACTTCCAAAACTACGCTTGTCAACCACAGCGGTTGATTTTGGGAACATGGCAGTTCGGCGTGTGAGGTCTGTAGCAAGCGAACAGGCTCTCCTTGCGGAGAGCCTGTTGCGTTGGGGAGGCGTAGGGTCAGCGGGTGGGACGCTTCCTCTTCGGCTTGCGCTTCGGAGTCGGGATGGGGGACTCCGTCTTGGCACGGACGGCGAGGTAGTTCTTGTAGCCGTTGCGGCGGAGCGAGTTGCGGCGGTAGCGGTGGCGGTCGGGAGTCTCCGTAATGCTCACACGGTCATCCCACTCGAACCTTCGCTTGGTGCCGTTGTCGAAGGTCACCATCACGCTGCACAACTCCGAGCGGGAGATGCGCATCACATGAATGTTCGGTGCGCCCCGCATGAGGAACTCGTCGCCCTCCATGAGGTTCTGTGCAGCGATGCGGCTGCGGTTCCTGATCCTGACATTCCTGCCGTTGGTCGTCATTGTTGGCATGACTTACCCTTTCCTGTTATCGGTCGCTTCCACAGGCTGAACCGTTGCATGAATACCCGATTCCTCGGGGTTGTGGTTAATTGCTTCCTCGCCGACCGAGGGGGAGTGTTCCGCAAGGGGAGTCGCAGATTGGCTCTGGCTCTTCCATGCGTTGTACTCGTCCCATGCCGCCGTCATCCTGAACTGTCCCCTTCGGAGGGACTTGTAGGGACGGTCGGCGGTCTGATTGTAGGTCAACCATGCAGGCCATCGGATGACATATCCGAGTGAACCCTTCTCTCCCTTGCGCTTCTCGACGAACTCCACGAGGGTCTGTCGGGATGCGTAGTCAGGTTGCCCATGTTCCACCTCGAAGGCGGCGAGGAAGTTGAACTGACGGAGTCGTAGCATTGACAATACTTCATGCGATCCCCGTCAGGTCGGGGGAGATACCGTGTAGTTGCCCGATGATGAAATCTTCTTCCGCCACCACTCGGGTGCGATGACGGATAGCCTCACTCCTCCTCCCCTTCCGTACACGAAGGCTATCTTGTCGCCGTAGTGTTCATCAAGCCTTCGCTTGATGACGGGGGAGCATGTTCCGTGTTGGGCTGCAAGAACCTTGAGCCTCACCGTCTCTCCCTTCATCAGGGACTCGGTGATCTCGGTGAAGTTCATGTCGATGTTTTTCCGAGGACGGGGCATAGCGATCTACCTTGTGAGCGTAGTTGATCGTTGTATTCTTATCGGCGGCACCAACCACTTTTATAGCCGATAAGTCTGAAAATTCAGTCAGATTCTAAAGATCCTGCCGACGACCCACACCACGAGGAGAATGGGCGACATTGCTACCACCACGATGATCGCCGCCATGACGGACACGGCGATCCATCCGATGAAGCCGCCGAGGGACCACATCGCTCCCGTCCCCAAGAAGTAGATGCCGCTTCCGAGGAAGCAGATCAGCAGGATCGTCTTGAGGACTTTCGATAGCATTCACGAAGGATACGACAGCAAACCCATCAGTCAAGGGGTTTGCCATCGTATCTTTTCTTTTGACTCAAGCCCGAGGCTTTGTGTTACCGTCCGTGGTCGGTGGCGGGGACTGCACCACGGACGAGGTCAGTACCGTGGGGTTCGTCGGGATCGTGTAGCCACCCCATGCATTCATAAGGATGGATATGTCAACGCCATCCACCTTGCCGTTACCATCCATGTCCTCGAACATGGGCTTGGTGTTGCCCCACCTCGACAGGATTTGGGCGAGGTCGGCTGAATCGACCTTGCCGTCCTGATTGATGTCTTCCTTCTTTGCGGACAACTTGACATGCTCAAGGGGGTAGTTGAACGGTGTGAGGATCGACTTCAGTCGGTCGAAGGTTGCATGGTTCACGCTTTGTCCACCGTATTGCAAACCGACGAACACGGTGTCGCCATACGCATCCCTGACCATGACGGGGGAACCCGAGTCTCCCGTGAAGATGGCGATCACGCCGTTCTGATAGGCACCACCGTTGACCCCGTCGAGGCTCGGTCGGAACGAGTAGCCCGAGGTGTCGCCCGTGGTGGCGTTGTAGTTCGCCTTGTCGTACAGCGTCTTGTAGACCTTGCCGTTCGAGTCCTTCGTCCACAGGTTCGTACCTTCGGGGATGTAGAGGGGGTCGGCTATGCGGTTGTAAATCTTGACATCCGCATCAGGGAACGGCTGAAGGAACTCAAGCAGGGTGAGGTCGGGACCGACATCAAGATACACACGGGTCACGGTGTTCCCGTACATGGCACCGCCCTTGCCGAAGAACTTGATGTTCGCCGTATTGATGTTCGGGTCGCTGTGCGCACCCCTGAAGTGCTGACAGACCAACACATGACGGGGCGAGATGAGGACAGCCCCGTAGGTGCATTGGTTCCAAAAGTTCACGCTCGTCGGATCGTGCGGGATCGTGAGGAACGGCGTGGGCGACAGCATCCGACAGAAGTACCTGTCGAGGCAGCGGGTGCCCGACCAATCAATCAGCCCGTAGGTCTGACACTCTGCGCTGTAGCCATCGGGCGTGATCCCTCCGCTCGTCTGTGTGGCGAGGGTCGGGTAGTGGTAGATGTCGTGGACGACGGGGTTGTAGTAGCGGAGGATTGCCATGCCGCTATTTAGACCCCGTCACCTGCGGGGGGTAATCTTACACCTGAACATAATCTTTGTTGTGGTATCAAGCCACCGATGCCGATTTCTTGAGCATGTTCTCAAGCATGGTCTTGGCGACCTGAACTGCCTTGCGACCCTCCCCGTGGGATACTTTAACTTCACCCGTATCACCCGTAGCAAGGAGGGTGACGGTGAGATCCGACAAGCGATTGGTCTTGTATTGATAGAGCGCACAGATGTCGCCGACTTGCGCCCCGTCTGCATCGAAGGCCGTGATGATCATGTGGAAACCTTCGAGATACCATGCTGCTCGCTTGTAAGTCAGGTAGGTGGTCATGGTGGCTTCTCTCTCGTTCGTGGTGGTGGGAGGAGTCTTCTTCAACACTTGAAATATGGAATATCTTTACCCCCAAGCCAAGGGGTAAACCATATTCCGTGGAGATTTTTATGAAGAGTTTTCATGGGTGGCTTTCTCAGCGGTTTCCCCCGAGTGCTTCGATGATGGCACGGCGAGTTTCTTGAGTTCCTGCTTCAAACCCGAGAGTAGTGTAATCGCCCGAGGCGACGAGAACCGCCAACTCCTTGAGTGAGAGGCGACACCATTTGTCATCGTCGTTGTAGTACCAGGCTTGTCCTGTTGCGAGCATGGTGCAGTTCAAACCCGACACCGTCACTTCAAGTGGGCGGTTTTCGAGTTCGTTGACTAGGTCGTCGGTTGTCATGGTGGCTTCTCTCTCGTTCGTGGTGGTGGTGGGAGGAGTCTTCTTCAACACTTAAAATATGGAATATCTTTACCCCCAAGCCAAGGGGTAAACCATATTCCGTGGAGATTTATCAAGAGTTTTCATGCTCGGTAGGCGTTGTCGATGTTGCACCCCTCGGCGGCGAAACGCTTGGCTTCGTAGGCGGCTTCGTACAATTCGGCTTCAAGTGCTGCATCGGCGGCGTGAAAGGCGGCAAGGCTTTTGGCGGTTGCGGCGGCTTCACGGGCAGCAGCCAACAAAGCATCGACAGAGGCTTTATAATTGTCGGCAGATTCGGTGGCGGCGTACTTTGCAAACAAGGCGGCGGCATCGACTTCAAGCGCAGCGACTCGTTGAGCAGCGGCTTCGTAGGCGACTTCGGCTTTCATTTTGGCGGCAGCGGCGGTGGTCATGGTGGTGTCTTTCTTGTTAGGGGTGGTCGTCTCCAACACCTAAAAGATAGAGTATCTTTACCCCCATGTCAAGGGGTAATCTCAGCGAACATGGCTTCTACGCCTTCGGCATCGGATTTGAGTTTGGCGGCGAGTGCAGCGTTTTTTGCGGCGGATACTACGATTGCGTCAGGGGAGACGATAGCGTAGGCGACATTATTTACAACGGCGGCTTTGGTGTAGACGGCTGTAGCGACATTATCTGCGATAATTGCAGCGAGTGCGGCATTGTGTGCGGCTTTCCATGTGGCATACGCTGCGGCGGCTTTCTTGAAGGCTGCTGCGGCTTCGGCGGTGGCGGCGATGGTCGTGGCGACGGCTTTATCAACATGTTTGGCGGCG